GTTCGGGCGTTGCGGCGGAACCGTGAAGAGCCTAACCGGATGACGTACAACGCCGGCACCGCAACCGACTACCTGGACATGCTCTCGCAGCTGGTCCAGGTGCTCACGTCTCGACACCTGGAGTCCATCGCGCTCACCGCCGGCGGCTCCGGGTACGAGGTCGGCGAGATCTTGAACATCGACAACACCGGCGCGACCTTCACGCACGCGGCGCAGATCGAAGTGCTGACGGTCGACGGTGGTGGCGCGGTGCTCACGGCGCGCGTGTACCGCGGCGGCGCGTACACCGTCGACCCCACGGACGTGACGGCCGCGGCGACGACCACGACCAACCTGCTGGCGCAGGGCGGCTCGGTCGCTTCCGCGAACGGCACGGGCGCCACCTTCGATCTCACCTTCGCGGACACCGGATGGACGGTGCGCAGGCGGACGAAGAAGGCCGTGAGCGCCGTGGTCGCGAACGGCGGCAGCGGGTACACCAACGGCGCGACCGTCACGCTCTCGGCCGTCGGGTCGGTCAAGGGCTTCGCCGGCCAGGACGCGCAGTTCACGATCACCACGAGCGGCGGCGTGGTCACGAGCGTCGCCGTGGTCGGCGCGACGGACGGCAACTACGAAGAGCCGCCGACCAACCCGAACAGCCCGAGCGGCGGCGGCGGCACCGGGCTCCAGCTGACCGTCACCTACGCCGACGACACGACCAGCGACCAGGTGCTCGTGCTCGAAGGCGAAGGCTCGGGCGGCACCGAAGAGATCCTGGTCGCGATCCGCACCTTCAACGAGCTCGACGTGTCGGGCTTGAACACGGTGAGGAACTGGCAGCTGTTCGGGATGCTCGGGTGGAACGTCGGGCTTCCGCTGCACCAGCAGGCCTTCGTCTCTCCCGGCTTCAACGCGGACGGCTCGATCCACAACACCGAGGGCGCCTTCATGGTGCTCAAGCCGTCGACCGCGTTCCCGATCGTGTGGCGACTCCAGGCGACGGCTCGGCGCTTCGCGCTCTACTGCAAGGTCGAGGACGCTTCGTTCGCGTACTACCCGAGCATGCACCTGGGGCACTTGAACCCCTCGGGCACGTCCACCGAGGACCCCTACCCGCTCTTCGTGTGCGGCGCCACGTCGCGGCGAAACTCCTGGTATCTGGACGCCAACATCGCGCGCATGTCCGGGCTGACCGACGTGTTCGGCGTGAGCGGTCGCACGGGTCCCGCGTTCATGCGCTTGCTCAACGAGTGGCGCGAGTTCAAGAACGCGACCTGCTCCGACGGCGTGACGCCGACGCGGACCGGGCAGCAGGACTTCATCGTGTGGCCGATCGGTCGGCCGCGCCGCACGGCCGCGCTCGTCGACGATCAGGTGGTGAGCGTGCCGACGATAAACACCGGCGTCTCTCTCGACTCGATCCTGCCCGACACCGGGATCCCGCCGGGCGACCAAGAGGCGCTCTTCTATCCGACGGAGAACAGCGGCGACGATCTGCGGATCCTGCTCCCGGCGACCGTCATGGCGACCGAGACCAGCCCCTCGATCGTGGAACTGCTCGGCGAAATGGAGGGCGTGTTCTGGATCACGCGCGACGGCCTGCCAACGCTCAACTCCGAGGCCACCTTCCTCGGGCAGGACAACGAGCGCTACACCGTCCTGCAGAACGGCAACCGCACGGCGACCACCAGCTACCTCGCGCTTCGGGAGAACTGAGCCGATGGCCTTCGAGACCGGACAAGCGACCGACATCCCCGACCTGATCGCGAAGCTCTCGACCTTCCTGCAAGCGAACGGGTGGACCGAGGACCAGCGCGACAACACGGCGCGGCGCTTCGCCTTCCACAAGAACACGATCTACTGGTCCGGTCGGTGGGGCAGCGATACCGCGAACATCATGAGCCTGCACCAGGCGCTCGGGTACACGGGCGGCAACGCGCCCGGGAATCACCCGAACGATTCCGGCCAGGGATACAACGCGAGCTCGACGCAGACGCGCGCGAACCTGCTCACCGAGCGGCACGTCGACTTCGTGGGCACGGGTCCGTACCCCAACTACTGGTTCTTCGAGAAGGACGCGAGCCCCGCCTACATTCACGTGGTCGTCGAGATCTCGACCGGGCTCTTCGTGCACTTCGGAGCCGGCGAGCTCTCGAAGTTCGGCGACTGGACCGGCGGCGAGTACCTGTACGGCCACTACCACCCGAGCTCGAACAACAACGAGCTCCAGACCGATTCGTGCTTCCTGCTCGATGGCTTCGCCAACTCGATCAGCGGCACCGACGAAGACCGAGTGCCGACGCTGCACGTCGAAGGGCTCGAAGGGCAACCCGGCTCTGGACGGTGGGGCATCGTGTGGGCACGCGACACGAGCCTCGGGCTCGACACCGCGGGCGTCGCGCGCGTCTTCGTGCAGGGCGGCTTCCGTGCCGGCCCGATCGCGAGCGACTTCGGCTTCTTCGCTGGCTCGCCGACCACCGGCCTGCTCCCCGGCTACCCGATCGCGCTCTTCCACGTGAACGGAGACGTGGGCGTTGGCAACGGCGCGAAGGCGCGCCTGCTCGGCTACCAGGCCGACGTGCGCGGCGTGAACATCCGGCACTTCTCGCCGGCGCAGGTGGTGCCGTACGGTGGCGACGACTGGTACGTGTTCCCGAGCTCGCTGCGCGACATCAACGTGGTCTCGCGCGCGTCCGGCTACCAGGGGATCGCCTACAAGCGAGTCAACGCATGAACCGGGTCGCGGATGCGCCGATCATCCTGGACATCGGGCGCGCGGCAAACGCCTTCGCGCATCCGATCGCGACTCCGCAGCTGCGCATCGACGACCCGCTCGCGTTGACGCTTCTCCAAGGGCGCGCGGCAGCTGTCAACTCGCCGGCGAAGAAGGTCCCCGCGTCGGACGCGCAGCGCGGCGCGGTCTTCATCGGCACCGCGCTAATCGACTGGTTCGAGCACTTCCACGTGATCCCGCGGTCCTTCGACTTCGGCAACCTGCTCTCGGATCAGTCGGTGCCGATCGAGGTCTTCTCCGCGTTCCGTCGAGCGACGCACCAGTGGACGGCCTTCGTGAACAACGCCGGCGTCGGCGTCGATCTCGTTGGCCTGCCGACGCTGCCGGTGACCGTGTTCGCGCTGCAAGGGATCCAGATGACGCTCGACGTTTCCACGTCGGGCGATCCCTTCGTCGACGAGACCCTGGACTTCTTCTTCGATGTCTCGACGATCCTGGTCCCGATCGAGATCCAGCGCGTGGTCTTGTGGGGGAACCGACCGGAGCAGGAGTACACCGAAACGCTCTCGTTCCTCACCGACGTGCTGCGCTCGAAGGACGGCTCCGAGCAGCGGCCGAGCCTGCGCAAGAACCCGCGGCAGTTCTTCGACTTCGACTACTTCGAGGACGAAGGGATCGAGAAGCAGACCCTGGAGAACCTGCTGTTCGACTGGCAGGGGCGCACCTTCGGCGTACCCGTCTGGTTCGACGAGTGCTTCCTCACGGCGGCGGCTTCGATCGGCGCGCTCTCGATCACGGTCGACGAGACGACCTTCCGCGACTTCCGGGTCGGCGGGCTCGTGTGCGTGTTCACGTCGCAGGGCGTCTTCGACGTGAGCGAGATCACCGCCAAGACGGCGACCACGATCTCGTTCGCGTCTCCGCTGCTCAACGCCTACGCGGTCGGCACGTCGGTCTTCCCGCTGCGGATCTGCGAAATGCCGGCGACCGTCGAGGGCGGCCGCTACCCGGTCGGGCTCTCGACGAAGGCGATCCGGTTCCGAGTCACCGACAACGACTCCAACCTGGGCAACCTGGCGCCGTTCTCGTCCTTCAACGGCAAGCTCTTGCTCGACCGCGGGAACAGCGTCCTGAGCTCGACCGTGCGGGAGACCTTCACGATCGAGATCATCGCGCTCGACAATGCGACGGGGGTCCGCGAAGTCGGCTCGCCGTGGGATCGTGGCAAGCGCGGGCACGCGCTGTCGCTGCGCGCCGAAGGACGGCAAGCCGTGTGGGAGCTTCGCGGTCTCGTGCACGCGCTGCGCGGCCGCCAGGTCTCGTTCTACATCGTCCGCGACTCTGACGACCTGTTCCCGAGCGCGAACCTGCTCAGCGGCTCGAACGTGCTGACCTGCTCGCTGGTCGGCTACGCGCAATTCGTCCGGAACCGGCAGCCGAAGAACGTCCTGCGGATCAACTTCGCCAGCGGTGCGGCGCCGCTCTTCCGCACCGTGCTGAGCTCGTCGGCGCCTTCTCCTGGAGTCGACGAGCTCGTGCTCGACACGACCTGGCCGGCGACCTTCACGCCGGCGCAGATCTCGCGGATCGAGTACGTCGAGAAAGTGCGGCTCGACACCGACGACGTGCGGATTGAGTTCCGGCCGCAAGCGCACCTGGCGCACCTGGTGGTCCCCATAGTCGCGGTGTTCGAGTGACCTATCAGAGCAAAGAGACCAGCATCGAAGACGGCCGGCCGGTCGAGGTCTACACCTTCACGGTCGGCGCGCAGCAGTTCTTCTACACGTCGGCCGAGGACGTGGTGACGATCGGATCCACCAACTTCACGCCGAGGCCGATCAGCCGCGAGAACACGCGCGAGGATCCCGCCAGGCGCGACGCCGACTTCGTGGTCCGGCTGCCGACGAGCGACGACGTGGCGCAGACCTTCGTGGGCCAGCTGCCTGGCGTGCGTGTGCGCCTGAAGGTGCAGCGCTTCCACCGCAGCGACACGCCCACGCCCGAGGTCGTCACCGTCTTCGACGGCTTCGTGAACGCTGCGCGCTTCGAGAAGCAAGGCCGCGAGTGCGTGCTGGTCTCGCGGCCGGTGCTCGCTTCCAACGGGCGCACGATCCCGCGGCGCACCTACCAGGGGCCGTGCAATCACGTCCTGTACGATCCGCTCACCTGCAAGGTCGACGACACCGACCCGGCGTTCCGTGCAGCGAACCGCACGGTCACGAGCCAGGTCGGCAACGTGCTCACCGTTTCGGGGATCTCGCCGGCTTACCCGGACGGGCACTTCACCGGCGGGTACGTCGAGGCCATCGGGCAGAACGACTTCCGGTTGATCCTCTCGCACGTGGGCTCGACGCTGACGCTCCTGCTCCCGTTCGCGCAGGTCCCGCCGCTCGTCAACGTCTTCGCGGGATGCGCGCACGATGTCGACACCTGTAGCGTGAAGTTCGACAACGTGCTCAACTACGGCGGCTTCCCCTTCGTGCCGACGAAGAACCCCTTCCAGACCGGGATCACGTGAGCAACTGCAAGACCAGAACGGGCGGCCGCGAATCGCGCGAGCGCACGCGGCGCTCGATCGACGAGCCCCCATTCTGGTTCACGCTGCTCCTGTACGCGGCGCTCTTCGTGCTGAGCGACCTGCTCAAGCCGAAGCCGAACCTGGAGGACGCGAAGCCGGCAGGTCTCGGCGACTTCCAGTTCCCGACCGCGACCGAAGGGCGGCCGGTGCCGCTCTTGTGGGGCACGGTGCAGGTGAAGGGGCCGAACGTGGTGTGGTACGGCGACCTTCGGCAGGAAGCGATCACGATCGAGGTCGAGACCGGGATCTTCTCGGGCTCCGAATCGCAGGTGGTCGGCTTCCGCTACCGGCTCGGGATGCAACTCGCGCTGTGCACCGGACCGATCGACGAGCTCCGCAAGGTCTGGATCGGCGACAAGCTCGTGTTCTCCGGCAGCGTGACGCACGGCAACACGCTCACGATCGACGAGCCCGATCTCTTCGGCGGCGACGATCTCGGGCAGGGCGGCGTGCACGCCGTCATGCGGCTCTTCGGCGGCACCAACTCGCAAGCGGCGTCGACCTACCTGAGCGCGCACAACATCGGCGCGGCCGCGATCGTCAACGCCGGCTCGGGCTACAGCGTCGGCCAGATCCTCACGGTGCAGGGCGGCACGTTCACCATTCCGGCGAAGATCAAGGTGACGACCGTCGGCGGGGGTGGCGCGATCACGGGCGTGGTGATCCAGGCGCGCGGCAACTACTCGGCGTTCCCGTCGAACCCGGCGAGCGTCGATGTCGGCGCCGCCACGTTCAACCTCACGGCCGCGGGCTTCCAGGCCGTCGGCGGAGTCACGCCGGCGTATCCGGACATCTGCTACCTGGTGCCCGATGTCGACCCGCCGTACCTCGGCAACTCCACCTCGATCCAGCCCTGGAGCTTCGAGATCCGCCGCTGCCCGAACGTGCTCGCGATCACCGCCGGCCGGCACGTGGTCAACGACGGAGACGCGAACCCGATGTGCGTCCTGTTCGAGGCGCTGACCAACACCGATTGGGGGCGCGGCATCCCGACGGCCGAGATCAACCAGGTGAACTTCCGCGCGGTCGGCGTCACGCTCTTCGACGAAGGCAACGGCTTCTCGATGCTGCTCGATCGGATCGAGGACGTGGCCGACCTGATCCGACGGATCGAGGAGCAGGTGAGCGGCGTGCTCTACCAGAACCCGATCTCGGGGCAGTGGGAGTTCAAGCTCACGCGCGCGGACTACAACCCGCTCACGATCCCCGAAGTCAACCCGACCAACTGCCTGGAGATCCGGACCTTCACGCGCGGCACGTGGGAGGGCACGAGCAATCAGGTCCGCGTTCCGTTCTCGCAGCGCGACAACGAGTACAAGGACACCTACGGCTTCGCGCAGGACATGGCGCTCGTGCGCATCATCGGCGCGAACGTCTCGTCGACCGTCACGCACCCCGGGATCAAGGACGCGGCGCTGGCGAACAACGTCGCCTGGCGGACGCTGCGCACGCTCGCGATCCCGCTCGCGCAGGGTGTCTTCGTGGTCGATCGCACGTTCTACGGCACGCTGCCCGGCGACGTGGTGGCGTTCACCGATCCGGATCTCGGCTTCGTGCGCCTGCCGATGCGCGTCAAGTCGGTCGACTACGGCAAGCTGGAGGACGGCGAGATCCTGCTCGACACCGTGCAGGATGTCTTCTACGCGGCCGCCGGATCCTTCGAGGCGCCGGAGCCGACCAACTGGACCCCGCCGAGCGATTCACTGGTCCCGTTCCCGCCGGACGAGCAGCGCGCCTTCGAGGCTCCGCGCGCGCTCGTGCTGCGCGACCCCGGGAGCTCCAGCCCGATCGGCGACAAGGTGTACGCGCTCGCGCGCCGGCAAGGTCCCGAGGTCTCGTTCAAGATGATGCAGCGGAACGCGGTCGGCACGCCGGCCGGCGCCTTCGCGGAGTTCGGCGAGTGCTTCGGCTTCGTGCGGATCGGTGCGCTCAACCTCGCGCTGCCGGCGGGCTCGGCCGTCCCGCTGGCAACCCTGCTGATCACGCCGACGCCGGACACGCAAGGCGCGCTGGAGGTCGCCTTCCCCGACGTGTCCGACCTGGTGCAACTCGGGACCGACCTGCTCACGCTCTGCCTGGTCGACGACGAGTTCTTCCTGGTGTCGAGCGCGCAGAACAACGGCGCGAACGTGCAGCTGAACAACGTGTACCGCGGCGTGCTCGACTCGGTGCAGGCTGCGCACCTGATCGGCGCGCCGGTCTACCTGGTCTTCGTCGGGGCCGCCATGGGCGGGCTCTCGATCCCGGCCGGTCGCAACGTCGACGTGAAGCTCCTGCCGAGATCGCAGAGCGCGCTGGTCCCGGAAGCGTCGGCGACCACGATCGCCTTCACGATGGCGAACCGAACCCGTCGCCCGTACGCGCCGTGCGAGCTCTCGCTCAACGGCTCGCGCTTCCCGAGCTCGACGAGCCTTGAGGGCAGCGGTTCGGGTGAGGGCATCGGCATCGGGCTCACCTTCCGCCGGCGCGACTTCCGGACGATCGACGAGATCGGCGCGCTGCTCGCGGACGCGGCCGCGCTCTTCGCCGACTTCCCGGGCGCGAACACGACCACGCACGAGGTCGATGTCCGCAACGATCCCAACGGAGCGAACACGCTCCTCTTCACGCAAGACCTGGCGGCGCTGGCGAGCGGCACGATCCGCCGGCTCGACATCCTGGAAGCGACCAACGGCGACCTACCCACGCGCCTGCGCTTCGCGCTTCGCGCGAAGCACTCGTTCGAGAGCACCGTCTACTCCTCGCGCTACGACCTGGTGTGGGACTTCGACATCACGAGCGCGCTGACCGGGTTCTTCGAGTTCACCGCACTCCTGAAGGACGAGATCTCGGCCGTCTTCACGGTGGTCAACGACACCACCGACCACGTGTTCACGCTGTCGAGCGCGTTCACCGCCGGCGCCGTGGAGTACCGCATCAACGCGGGCGCGTGGATCTCGCTGATCGCTGCCGGGCTGACGACCGGCACGATTCCGAACGCGGCGATCCTCGCCGGCGACACGATCGAGATCGTGCACCGGAGCACGGACACCAACGCGCAGAAGTTGATCACCATGGCCGCGGGCAGCACGCCCGCCTTCGGAGTTCTCTACACGTGAGCGACGCAGCCGGAGCGGTCGACGGTGGAACCGGGACCTTTGAGCTCATCCTTCAGCTGGCAACGTCGGGCGGCTTCGCTGCGCTCGCCTGGTATCTGATCGTCAAGGTGCTCCCGCGGTTCATCGCCGACTTCCGGGCAGACCTGAAGAGCCAGCGCGAGGACTTCACGGCCACACTCATGCGGATCGAGGACGCCCACAAGGACGAGATCGAGAAGCTGCGCGAGATCGCGCTGCTGGTGCATCGGCAAGGCAGCGCGTAGTCGCGTGGCTTCGCTGCGCGCTGCTCACCTTGTGCGAGCCCTGCCCCTTCGGGTCGGGGCTCGCTCTGCTCTTCGGCTCGCGCTACCGTGTCGGCCATGGTCGACAAGCTGAAGCCGCACGAGGCGCTTCTGCTCTCGCGCCGTCGCGAAGGACGCGACCAGGCGCAAGCGGCGCGCCGGCATCGCGTGAGCCTGTACCGATACCGGCGCTGGGAGTCGGGCGCCGAGCTCGACGAGATCCCCCGGCCGCGTCTCGGGCGGATCCAGGCGCACGAGCGGTGCCTGATCGCCCGCATGCGCGCCGGGCTCACGGTGGCCGAGTTCGCCGAGCTCGCCGGCGTCTCGCGGTGGTGGCTCATCCGGATGGAGGCCGGCAAGGTCCCGGTCGATCGGCTCCTGGAGGCCTGGAGCCGCCGCAGCTGGCGCGGGCAGCGGAAGGGCTCGAAGCGCGGGCGCCGGGCCAGCTGATCGAAGCCGGGCTCCTGGCGCATCCTGGAGCGTCCGGGAGGGAAAGGCCTGCAGGTCGGGGTGGATCCCGCCGGAGGAGAGAGCGGGACGGGTCGAAGGTGGTCACGAAGCCTGCCACCCCGGGGGCCGCCGTTCGGCCCCCTGCGCCCGGGTCCCTTGTCCAGTGGGCGCAGACCGCAGGGATGCCAGTTTGCCAGCCCTGGCCGGGGCCGCTAGTCTGAATCTGAGGATTCCTAGCATGGCCAACGAGCAAGGCGAGCCGCGACAACCGACCAGGCCAGCCGGCCCCCGAAGAAGGGGCCGGGCCAGTACCGGCGACGGGTTCACGATCCAGCGCGTCGAGGGCGGCTTCTTCCTGGTGATCGAGAGCTCCGAGCACGTCGATCCGCCGAGCGCGCCCGACGGCTCGCCGGTGGTCGCGCTGATACCGGCCGCCGCGCGCGAGCAGCTGACCAAGATCACGCACCAGCGCCGCGTGGTGGCGAAGTCGGTCCACGAGATCACCGCGCTGCTCCGCGAGTGGGCCGAGGGCTCGACCAGCTGAAGCCATGCGCTCGAAGCCCTGGAGCGTCGAGGAGATCAGGTCGCTGCGGCGCAGCTACAGCCGCACCGACAACGCCGAGCTCGCGCGTCTCTTCGAGTGCGACGAAGACGAGATCCGGCGCAAGGCAGCCGAGCTCGCGCTCGCGAAGGACAAGCTCGTGTTCCGCGGGCGCCCGATGCCGCGATGGACGGAAGAGCAGATCGAAGAGCTCCGGCGCGACTACGCGCACACGCCGAACGTCGAGCTCGCGCGCCGCTTCGGCCGCAGCGTGAAGTCGGTGAACAGCAAGGCGCACGGGTTGAAGCTCCGGAAGGATCCGGAGCGCTTGGTCGTCATGGGCCGCGAGAACGTGTCGAAGCGAAAGGACCGCAGAGAATGAGCGAGAGACCCGAGACCGCAGAGCGTCCGATCGCCAAGCGCGCCGGACTGCACGAGCACGTCGAAGCCTTCCGGCTGATGCTCTATTCGAGCCAGGACGGGCGCGAGATCGAGACGATCTGGAACAGTCGCGACGGCGTGACGCCCTTCGTGGTGTACTCGCGCGACAACTCGCAAGAGCTCCGACACGTGCTGTGGGGCGGAGACCCCTACGCTCCGCACCACGTGCCGAACGTCGGCGATCGCATGTTCGTTTCGCTCGATCCCGAGAACGCGGAGCGCGTCGCGCGCGAGACGGCGCGCCGGCTCTGGAGCGACCCGGCCAGCGGATACCGCGGGCAGTTCGAGAGCGAGGAGCAGGCCTTCGCCATGGTCTTCGCCGAGCTCGGCAAGCCCGGCGCGCCGACGCTGGTGACGGTCACGAGTGAGACGCAGCAAGCGCTCCTGCAGAAGCGCTCGGAAGCCGCGCAGCGCTTCCAGCGTCACCGGCTCGACTCGGTGCAGGGAATCGGGCCGAACGCCACCACGCCTTCCGCGGCCGGGGTACAGTCGAAGTGAGGCAGTCGGCGGCGGTCTACTCTCGCCGTCGCCAAGGGCTGCACCTTCTCTTGGAAGGGTGAAGACGCCGGGGCCGGCCAGCCCGCGAGGACTGACCGGCCCCTCTTCCCGCCATGAACACGGCCGAAAGGATCGCGCGGCTTCAGACGGTCAACTCCTGCCCGGGGTTCCTTGCCTTCGCCAGGATCGTCGGGCTGAGGATCCAGAACGGCCGCACGCTCGACGCCTTCCGCATGCTGCGCGAGATCGGAGCCACGCCCGAGATCGCGCACAAGATCGTGGACGGGTGGATCACGCCGGCGACGGCCGAGCTCCTGCCGCTCATGTCGCCCGAGCGCGAAGCCGCGGTCCGGCTGTCCTTCTACATCCCGGAGTTCGCGAGCGCTCCGTGGGCCGAGCTCCTGAGCCGAGCGGTGCGGATCGCTGAAGCGGCGCGCTCGGAAGAGGGCTCAAGTTCCGAAGGCTGACCAGTCGATAGGTGGGGGCATGGAAAGCAACTCCCGCTTCTACTTCGAGCCTTCGGGCGTGCTCGCCGAGTACGTCGAGCCCGCCAGCGGCGTTCGCCGCGAGCCCTACGTGCACCGCTGCACGCTTCACGTGTTCGAGGAGATCTGCCACCTGATCGACGAGTGCGACACGTTCACGCTCGAAGAGCTCGTGAGCGGTCGCGACCTGGCCAACTCGCAAGCGGCGCTCGCGCTGCGCTTCCTGCACGCGCACGGGCTGATCGAGAAGGTGCACCCGCGGCGCAACCGCCGCACCGAGGACTCGATCCACCTGTCCGCCATGACGTGCTGGCATGCGCTGCGGGAAGGGGCGAGCTCGTGAAGGACGCAACCGGAATGGATCTCGTCGGCCGCGACGCCGGCGGGCGCTACCTGTACCGCGTGGTCGGCACCGGGTGGGGGCGGCACGAAGTCGCGCTCACGCACGAGCAGCGGGTGAAGTTCGCCGCGCTGCGCGCTCTGGTCGCTCAGGTGAAGCCCGGGACCGAGCTCCTGCCGGCGAACCTGCGCACCTGTCTCGGACGCGGCTCGGTCGGCGGGAGCTTGATCTGGCTCCCGGTCGATGCCGAGCTCACCGAGCGCACCTGCAAGACGATCGCGCACGAGCTCGTGCACAACGACGGACTGAGCCACGGCCGATGGGTGCGCCACTACTCGAAGGCCTGGACCGATCGCCAGGCGTTCTGGTCCACCAAGCTCTTCATGGCGACGAAGGGGTGGAAGGCCTGGCCGAAGGTGCGCGGGCTCCGGCACACGCTCGCGCCGCAGCAACGGAAGGCACGAGCGGCCGCGACTCGGGATGCGAAGGCCAAGGCGACCACGCCGGCGCAGGCCTGGCAGAAGAAGCGCGACCACGCGGCCGCGATGCTGGAGCAGTGGGCTCGCCGGGAGAAGGCGGCCGCAAGGAAGGCGAAGAAGTGGCGGGCGTCCCTGAAGCGGGCCGAGCGGCGACTGGCAGACCTGGAAGAGCCTTCCCGGCTGGCGGCCCTGCCCGGTTCGGGTACAGTTCAGGGGGTTGGCTTTTCGTCGAGCTCGGCTCCAGCGCAGGACGCCGGCGAGCCGAAAGGTGGGGCATGAAGCACGCACACGATCTCGACGCGATCATCGGCCGCTACGCGACCCCTGATCCTTCCGCCACCCGCCCGCAGTTCCGCCCGTTCACGCAAGAGGACTGGCAAGCCTTCAACGGCTGCGAGACCGCCACGCCCAAGATCTTCGAGGGCGAGGCGCTGATCGTGGTCCTGGACGGCTCCGCGGTCTTCGTGCTCGACATCGAAGAGGGCGAGCACGAGGGCTTCGTCGCCCGCTCGGCCGAGGAAGCCGAGCAGGTCGCTGCTCCGATCGCCGCGGCCGACGACTTCGACACCGCGCGCGAGCTCATCTTCGCGCGAGAGATCATGCGCCGCGGCTTC